TGGTAAGTAAGATCTACTGTACCAATATTTTTAAGTGTGTAAGTGTCTTTGTATTTTAAATATGTGTAATTCAAAGCCATGGCAAAATGTTTTAAGTGTCAAATATACAAAATAAAAAAACATCTCTATAAAAAAATAGAGATGTTTTATTAAATAGCTTTTTAAGTTACCTTATGCTATACCATCAGTAAGAGTAGAAGAGATTTCTGGTTCAACTACAGCAGGATTAGTACTTGCAGCAGCAGCATCATCAATTAAACTTTCAAAACCTGTACTTCCTAAAAGAGAGTTAAAGAAAGTTGCAACAGCTTGTCTAGTCACTGTACTTGCTTCTGGAATTGCAATTACTGTACTAAGATTGTTGCTGTATTCTTGCCACCCTGCTTCAGAAGTAAAGTCATACTGAACAATAAATTGGTCATAAGTAGTTCCTTTTACAGAAAGATATTTGATATTTTCATATCCCATACCTGTTACTTGAGACAATTTGTAAGGTCCTGAACCTGCCCATCCTGATGCATGATACTCTTTTTGTTGGATATTTACTCCACTACCTTCTTCATACACTGGGTATTGGTTGATAGTAGTTGCTCCTGAACACCCAAAACCTTCAATTAAAGAAACAATCAAAACTGTTTCTAATAATTTGTAGTAATGTAAGTTGATAGAACAATAGTTTCCAATTGCCAAAGGTTGACTTACTAATTGGAAATCAGCAAATACTTGAGCAGCAGCTAAAGCAGTTGAGTTGAATACAATTAATTGTGCAACATCAGCATCAGTCATTACAGCACCTGTAGCATAGTTCACAGAAGTTCCATGAGTAGCAGTAGTCAAAGGTTGTCTTGCAACAGCTTGAGCTAAAACTAATTTAGAAGCATCAGCGTTGATGTTAGCTATAAATAACTGAGTCAACACATTGGCATCTAAAGAACCACATCCTTCAGCACAATCATCACAACAAGGAGTTGTAACCATAAATGCTTTACTAAATTGATTGTAACCTTGTATTCTGTTAATTTTTGAATTACGGAATTCAATCCTAACACCATACTCAGTATCACACTGTGCTTTAAAACTACCTACAGTAACCTTCATAGGTTGACCTGCAGTGTGGGGTTGAAAAGTTAAATCTGTAATACCTTTAGTCTGAATAAATTGACCTGCAGAAGTTCTAATATCTTCTAAAGTTCCATTACCAACACCAACAGCAAATTGTACTTTTCTAGTTCCAGCAGGAGCTGTAGCTCCATAAGCTAAACCTGTTTCAGGATCAAAGGCTCCTAATTGCCCTACAGCTAAACCATCAAAAGCAGTTCCAGTTGTAGCTAAAGCAGCGTTACCTGAAGTAACCAATACTTGAAAAACGTCATTGTTACGATTACTCATAATTTCTAATTTTTTGATTAAACAATCTGATTAAAACCTAACTTACTGATTTTACTCTGTAAGTCTGAAGTTTGCACTTCACTTGCAGCAAGCATCACTGCTATATCAACAATTTCCCTATGGGTGTGTGCTGGGAGATCACAATTCACAGTACCTGTTAAGGTAACACCTGAAGGATGGTTATATGACCCTGACATAAAGTCTTGGGCATTATGTATATAAGCCATTTTGCGTATATAAGACAACTTTGCTTCATCTATTGTAAAAGTCCCATCTGTATAAGATTGAATACCTTGAGATTCATAAACCCCATTTACTTCTCTCCACTCAAAAGAACTATTATAAAACTCACTTTCTTCAAAAAGATCATTGTGTTCTCTAATATAAAGGACAGCTTCTTGACCTTTACATGTTCCTTTAGATAACTTTACTCTGCATCTTACAAAGTATAAATAATCAGAAGGTAGAGTTATTATATTATTAGTAACAGGAAGCCAACTACCTCCTACAACAATAGTTTTAATATCTTCAATAATTCTTTGTGACATTTCAAAACCAAGACCATTATCTACTTTAGGTTCTGCAACTCTTTTAACAAAAAGTTCAACAGCTTCATTAAGAAGCCAGTCAATTTCAGGTACTAATAGTCCTTTATTTTTTTGACTGTCTATTTTGTTAAACTTCTTCTTGAAGTCATAATGCATTTCCCTAGTTGTCATAACTCTTAGTTATTAATTTTGGACAATATTAAAAGTTTAATATCCTGATTTTCTTCTTTTGAAAGGTATTCAGCAACTTCAATTTCATCAATTCCTAATGGAGAATCCATGTGGAAAATTCTTTGACCTTCTCTTCTTAAGATAGATTTTTGTAATGCTTCTAAAACAAGAGCATGTGATGCTGTTTGTTTTTTATCCATATTCAAATACCTTAAAAATTCTCCTGCATCTTTGGTAATAATTTTATCCAACTCTACAGCTACAAAATCTGCTGATTGATTTTTCATATTTTTACCACCTAATACAAGTATCAATTGTACTTTTCTATCTAGTGATAACTTAGAAGCTTCAATAATTGCAGTGTTTTTTTGTTCTACTTTACTTGCCATTACTGATGCTTGTTCTGCTTCATCAAAAATAACATGAGTAGCTTCTGGCCACATACCTAGATCATATTCTGCCATTGAATTAGCAACATACTTACTAGCCTTCATTATTCTTATTTTAATAAACTCTAGAGGATTACTGTTATCAAAAAACATTGTGTTGTTTTCTAATTTAATAATTGCCATCCCTGAGTCCCAAAATGGGTGTGGAGTTTCTGAATTGTAGTGGGGAGACAAATCATAGTTTACACCTTTCTTGGCTAACTCTTTAATATCCGCATCTGATAGGCCTGTAGCATACTTCATTGTACTACCATCTACTAATGCTTGGATTTTTTTAGGTCTTGTGAAAGACTCTTGACCTGTTTTGTTGTGCCATCTTTTTGACTCAATAGGTCTAATTTCAACTTTTACTGAACTCATAATTTTTTTCTTTTTAAATTAATGAACTTATTTTAGAGAAACCTTTTTCCCTTTACCACCAAAAGCTCCTTGTTACAGGAGCTTTCAATAGTTTTATAAGGTATCTTAGTTACGAGATAAGATAAGTTCACCACATTTAGTGATGTCATGGATATGGATACCACATGATTTTTCAACATGCATTTCATAGTAAGAACCAGAGTGTGCAGAAGAACCACCATTTTTAGGACCATAAGGACCATACATACCTTCAACATAAGTAAAGGCAAAACCATCTTTCTTGTTCATGATTTTGATGTTTGAGTTTTTAGATTCTCCTGAGAAGTCTAAGAATGTAATTCTTTGAGACTCAATTGGGAAACCTGTAACTTCATCAATTTCAAAGTTGATTTCTCTATCATCATAAAGAGGATTGTGAATCAACTCAAGAGATGCTCCATTTGCCATGTTGTATTTCACAAATTGGTAACCTGCTTCAAGTGCATTAGTATGTACTGAGTTAGCTACTTTATTAGTATATACCTCAACATTCTTAATGAAACCTGATTTGTTTTGCCAGTCTTGGATAGCTCTGTGGAATTGTAACATTCCATACTCTCCTGTGAAACCTTTAACTTGTCTTCCAGCACCTGGTTTAACTCTTGAATAGAAAATATCTTGCAAGTACTCTTCAATTAACTTAGCAGTTAAGTGAGAATATCTGTGTTGATGAGAATCTTCCAATTGTTCTTGGATACCAGGACCCATTCTTACTGGTCTTCCATTAGCTCCTAATACAGTATCTGCAGATCTTGAATACCAATATCCACGTTCTACTTCTCTGTACCATTGTTGCCAATACTCAACTTCAGCATAACGCATCCATGAATTGTGATAAGCACCTTTAGAATCAGGGATAGCTACAGCCAATACTTCAGTAGAAGCATAGTCAGTAATTCTGTATTCTTTACGGTATTTAGACATTCTGTTTCTGAAAGCAATTGGCAAACTGAATACAGTTGAACCTGATTGTTCTGCAGCTTCCTCATATTGAGAAAACAATTTACCCCATTGTTGTCCTGGCTTCAAATATTTAACAGGCATAAATGCTTGTGGATCATCTGAATTCATTCTTACAGTGTAGACAGTACCATCACCATGCTTAACACCTTGATTTTGTACACGCACTTGGTATTTCTTGTTAGAAGTACCTGGCATAAGAACATCACCTGGTAAATACCAGTTTTCATCAAGTTTAATCTTGAAAGTTTTTTTGAATTTTCCTGGAGTCAAGTTGCTAGCAATCTCAACATTTTCTACAACAACTAGAGGTCTAGTGTTTGCACCTTTCAATTCCCATTCCCATTCTGTATTACCAATAGTTTCTTCTGTTTTGGAATTACCCATCAACAAAGAAGACATTGGATTGTCAGAATAATAATTCTGAGCTGAGAACAATTTGTCCATTTCTCCAAGAATACGGTGTGGTTTAGCAATCAGAGCAGCACCTAAGTGAGATTGCTCAGTCATGTTGGCATTCCACTCCATCTCTTTAACGAGAAGCTTGCTTCCTAATGTAGCCATTTTGATTTAATTTAAAGTTAATAATTAATTGATTTAATCCTCTAGCATATCCCAGAGGGCCTTTTTATTGGATTTGTGACCTCCACTTTCTGAATTTGATAATTCCTTTCTGTCAACTCTTTCAACAGCTTCTCTAACACCTCTTGCAGCTTGAGTTTGTTTCTTTCTCTCAATAGCACTAAAGTCAAAATCTGTTTTTAAAAGTTTGGCTAAAAGAACTATTTTATCTTTGTCAGCCATTACTTTGAATAAGTCTGCTTGCATTTCACTTACAAATCTACCATCTTGTAATTCTACATTAGGTTCTGAGATATAAGTTGGAAGAGTTGTCTTATCTTGTTTAGAGATAGGTAGTCCTCCTGCTTCATTCAAACTATTAATATGAGTAGTAATATTACTTCTGTACTCTCTAGCTTGTTTCTTTCTACTTTCTACAAGTTCTTTTTGTCTTTGGACTTGACTTGCAGTTTCACTTTCTTGATTTTCAATAATTCTATCATAAGACTTTTTAGAAATAGTTTCTAATTTTCCACTGTCTTTTAAGAACTCTATTTGAGAATCTATGTATTCTTGGTCATAACCTTGACTTTTTAAATCCATTGTTACTGCAAGAACCTGAACATCTTCATTATCAATATCACTATCTTTAGTGATACCTGAAGTAGCATGTTGAATCATTTTACCTAACAATTCTCCAACATTTCCTCCTTTAGATGCAAACTTTACTAAGTCTTTAATATCTTGAGGAAGGTCTTTAATTGTAGCTTCTACTTCTAACTCTAAAGCTTTTTCCCAAGAGTCTTCAAGTAAATGTTCTGCATCTTCTTCAGATAATTCTTTACCTTCTTCTAATTCATAATCTACAAGACCTTTTTCTTTTAAGAACTCAAGAGTCTGTCTATTATTTACATTAGTTACTGGTTCTTTTTTACCTGAAGGAGTTCCTTTATCATCTTCATCCTCATCTTCAGTTTGAACTTTAGAAGGTTTTTCAAAAGAACTAAATTGATCATCAATCAATTCTTGTTCCTTTTTTTCTTCTTCTTCTTTTGCAATTGCTTCTTCTGTTTTAACATCATCTTTAGATGCTATTTCAACCACATCTACTTCTAGATTAGTTTCTCCAAAAAAATCATGTTGTTGTGATGAATCATCCCAGCCTGCAAATTGGTCAATGGTTTTCTCTGTTCCACTCATAATTGTGACAAATTTAAGTTTAATTATTTAATTAATTACATATTCAAAATTAAGTTATTACATTTAAAGTATAATAGCTTTATTTTATTTTCCTGCTCCCTTTTGAGCAATTTCTTTTGCTTTTAGTTTATTCTTCTCTTTATCATCTTGTATTTTATGATCTAGAGCTCTGGCTTCATTAGCTACTTGTGCTCTTTTAATTTCAGCATCAACTCCATATTTAGCAACTTCAAGTACATCTGGAGTACCATCATTATCTTGATCTTTATTAACATCAAATCCCATAGATAGAATAGTTTGCTGTTGAATAACAGTTTTTCTTCTTTCTTCTTCTTTAAGGATAATCATATCAGCTTCATGAGACCATTCTTCTTTTTTGAATTCAATCTCTTTTTGTTGAAAGTCTGCTTTAGCTTTTTCTTGAGCTTGTGCCTGGGCTTGGTCTCTATTAGTCCTAAGTTCTTCAGATACAAGTAATGCTTCTTCAGCTTCTTGTATAGAATCTTGTTTAATAACTTTAAGAACATCAGATAATTCAATTTTTTGGTTTTGCATAGCAGCATGAGCCAATTGTTGAATAGTTTGTTTAATTTCTTCTGACATAGAAGAGTCTTCCATAAACAATCCTAGTGTACTTTCATCAAGTAAGTTAATATCCATCTGTAACATCTCTGTAGACATATCATCTAAAATATAAGTGATATTCTTTTTATCTGAGTTAGCATAAGCCACCTTAGCAATATCAAGAAGTCCTTGAAGTACATTTTTCTTAATACAATTATGTAAGTCAAAGTAAGGCTCCAACATGTGTGAAGTCTGCACTAAATTTTGTTGATTATTTGTAACTCTTTCAGATACAGAAGTTTGTCCCAATACAGGGTCAGTTATACCTACAGATTTACCACATTTTTGTTCTAGGTAATCAGCAAGTTGAATATATTTTTGGATGTCAGAAGCTAAAGAAAGATCTAAAGTCTTAGCAATAGTATTAACATCACTTTGATTCATTCCTTCTTCATCAGGGTTGTACCACATAAAAGGAGTACTCTCAAAAAAGTATTGCCATTTTTTAAGGTCAATTCCAGAGTCAGTAGGAATAGCATTGATGTTCATCAATATCTTTTTACCTTTATCTGAAGCTAGGAGTAGTTCCAATCTGTACATTACTATATTATAGTAATACTGATAAACTTTCATTCTATCCATTACAGAAGTAGGTTGAGAGTTTATATTATCATAGATAGCTCCATAATAAGGAAGATTACATTTATAGATATTATCCATATCTTTAAATTGTCCAGGAATTGGTCTCA